CCTCTTCTCGACAATCAACTTAAATTTAATCAAAATTTAACTAAATACTGGTTACTTGAACAATTAGATGAACATGTTAAAAATGCAAAACAACCTATTAATAATCCATCATCGTTTTTTGACAAAGATACACCAGTTTTACAAGAACAATATTTCCGTAAAGATGGTAAGTTATATACAATTGATAGTAATGGAAATGAAATACATATCGATGTAACATCTGCAGTATATAGAAAACTTTCTGATGACCCGACTAAATGTTTAGATACGGGTTTTAAAGAATCTTCGACCCCTGGACCTGGTCAAACTTGTGCTGATTATTTACAGGATTGTTTACAAGGTAAAGGTGTTGAAAAATGTAAAGCATTTTTACAAAATCAAGATTTCTGGAAAATTACACAAGATGAAGTTAATAATATGTTACCAGTTAATGCAGTAAAAACTCTTACTTCGTTTGGATTTGAGTTTTATTCAATTTATGATGATAATGCAGGACGTAAATTTAAAAAAGTGTATGATGTAAATAAATGGATTGAGAATCTTGCAAACAAAGCTAAATCTGGAACTAGTCCTGGATTAACAATTGCAGATGTTGAAAATATTACTAAAAATTTAAAACTAATCGGATATCTAGGAATGATAGTACATAAAATAAATTCAAATCCAGCTATATTAAACGATGATTATGTGGGACCTAATAATATTAATCAAATAAATTCTCAATCTTTTGATACTACTTTATCTAAAATTGGTCTTAAACCACGATATGCTGTACAAACGTTATCTATTGGTGACATTGCAAAATTTCAAAATGCTGTTACACAAGATCATCGATATATTAAAGCTCTATTTAGTATGCCAGGTGTTGGTGCCAGTATTTTTAATTCCAGAATGTTTGGTCGAATGGTAGGTGGCGGTAATGACTTACTTGATACATTTGAAGAAAGATTATCCGATAAAACTAAATATATTAGTCATATTATAGCAGAACATCATGTCAGTCTAAATAAAAGACTTGAAAGATATGGGAAAAAAATTGATATAAATGATCAAAAAAAAATATCTGATTTAATTGATAATCTTGCTGAAAGTGAAAGTAAATTATATAAAGCTAGCTTATATGCAGAGAAATATGCTCAATTACTTGAACTTCATGGAACTGACGATAACACAAGTGTATTAACTTATGATCATTTAAAAGAATTTGTTGATCACCGCAATAAATATTTTGATCGTGTTTCTAAAAAACAACTTGATCTACTAAGTATAATTAAATCAATTGCTGAAGCTGTTAATAATGAAACTTTACAAAAATCACAGAAAAAATCACAACATGAGGCTGTTGATGTAAAAAGTATTAATACACTACTACTAGGTTAAATAATAAAAATAATAATAATAATAATAATATTTTAATTAAAAATAATTAAAATATTATAAAGCGACATATATAATATAAGAATATTATAATGGGATTAGGACTTTTATTACTTGTTTCGGTTGGCAAAGAAAATCTTTATTTATCAGCACAACCAGATATTACATTTTTTAAAGTAGCGTATCGAAGACATACTAATTACTCAATAGAACCAACACCACAATATTTTAAAACCACACCAGATTTTAGTAGAAGATGTACTGTTAATGTTGCAAAAAATGCTGATCTAATTGGTTCAGTACACATTTATGTTGAATTACCTTATATTCAATTAGAAAATGTATCATCAGTTAATAAACAATTTGCATGGGTTAATAAGATAGGTTTAGCCTTAATTAATTTTATTGAAATTGAAATAGGTGGTACAATTATTGAGCGTCATTATGGTGATTGGTTGAATATTTGGCATGAAATTACAATAAGTACAGGTCATAAATCTGGATACAATAAAATGATTGGAAATATTAGTGAACTTACAAATTTTTCACAATCTAAAGCATTAACAAAATTATATATACCATTATCATTTTGGTTTTGTCAAGATTCAGGTCTAGCATTACCATTAATTGCATTAACACATAATGATATAAAAATTCATGTAGATTTTAATGATATTGATACATGTTATAAAACATCACCTAGTTATTTTATAACTGTTAGCGATAATTTTTGTCTTTTAACACCAGGTGAAAAATTTTATCAGTCTTATCAAAATTCAAAAAATATAGGCGAATTTATTTATTTCGACCCAATTAATCTTTATTTATATTATAATCAAATTAAAGGAAAAATTATTATTCCAGAAACACAAAATGATATAAATTATGTATTAACTGGTGAAAAATCTAATTTTACTATTAATATTAAACCTAATACTGTTGTAGTTACTGATAATGATTATTTTAAATTTAATAAACCATCATTAAAAGATTCGTATTTATTAATTAATTATATTTATTTAGATAATTTTGAAAGATTCAATTTTTTAAATAATTCTAATGAATATTTAATACCAATTGTACAAACATTATCAGACCAAATTGCATATTCAACAAATGTATCATATAAATTACCATTTACAAATCCTATTAAATTTTTAGCTTGGAGATGTATATTATTATCAAATTCAAATTTAAATGATAATTTTAATTATACAACATATCCTTATTCTACAACTGAAGAAAATATTGTTAATACAAATACACTTATTATTAATTCAATTAATCGAATGAATCCAAATACTACAGAATATTATACTTATCTACAGAAATATCAATATAAATTAAATAGTACACAAAATGGAATTTATTTTTATTCATTTGCTTTAAATCCACTTGACTTACAACCATCAGGTAGTTTAAATTTTAGTAAAATAGACGATGCTTATATACAATTTAAAATGAATAAATTAATAAATTATCAAAATCCAGTAATAATTAGATGTTATGGAATTCAATACAATATATTTAGAACATTCCATGGAATTGGCGGATTACAATTTAATATTTAATATTTAATGATTATGATTAATTTAATTTTATATAAAAATTAAATTAATATTTAAGAATTTTGGGTTACCTTTATAATTTTCAATGAATGATCGTGAAATGCTGCTATTTCTAGATTTAATATATTTTTATTATTTTTATTTTCTTTAAAAGATTTATTGGCATCAAATTTACCAATATTAAATATTTTATTATCTTTTATACCATATATAGTATTTGTATCTGGATGAGAATGATATATATGCGTATTACATGTAAATAAAACATCATAAACATTTTTATATTGTGAAAGTAAATCTGAATTATAAACACTCAATGTATGAGTATGACCTTATCAAACTTTGTTTGATAAGATTAAACTAATTTAGCAAAGCTAAATTAGTTTGACCAAAAATACCACCATTACCACTTGTAACAGTATACGTATTTAGTGTTCCTTTTAATGTAACTTTTTCTGGACAAAGGAAATAAGGCGGTAGTACCCAAATTACTAGAAAAATAATTACGACTATTAATATAATAAATTTATATGTTTAATTAATTAAATATTTATAGCTTGTTTTTATTAAAAAATTATATCCAAGCTAAACTTGATAGTCCGCTCATAATCCTTAATATATTATATTCTCTAACAACAGTTGATAATATATACGGTGATGATTTTATAATAGCATTTGATGTCACTATTATTTGTGTATCATCAAAATTTGTAAAATTTAAATGTCCCGAATGTTGACTATCTAATGGATATAATGAAAATGTATATGTATAATAACCTATAGGTAATGAATTTTTAAATTTTTGATATGGTATAACATTAGTAAAATATGTATAATCTCTTTCTGCAAGAAGATTTGCACCATTTGCTTTAATTAATAATGAATTAATTAGTGATATTTCATCAATAATAACTAAATTTGAAAATGTGTATTTTAAATACATAGTTAGTGTATATTCTTTTTTATTATTAGATAATTTACTCAAATACTTATTTTCAAAATACATTAAATATTTAAGTAAATTATAATTTGAATCCCATATATTCCATTTACTATATGTATTTATAATTCTATTTATTTGATCAAAATTATCAAGTTTATTACTTGATGTTATATAATTTGATATTTCTAGTGAAATATTGCGTATTATTTCAATATCTATTGCATATTTCTTTTGTTCATTTGATGTATATATTTTTGATACAATTAAATCTAAATAATATTGATAAGCTATTGTATATTGTTCGTATTTTGTATCATATTTTGTTCGTTTAATTGGATAATAAGTTATATTTAAATTATTAGTTGGCTTTGTTATCATATGTATATCTTTAATAAGACCGCTAAAATTTTTCTTTAATACTATTTGTTCATCTGTAATAATTGTATCAGAATAATTTTTATAACGATCAATAATATACTCATGACTATATGTTCCAAATAATTCTCTTTCACGTGTATCCAATAAAATATAATCTGTTATTAATATTATACTAGCTTGTGGTATTTTTGTAAATTGATAATTAACACCAGATAAATCATTATCTAATACATATGTAATATCATTTAATGTATACTCTAATCTTATTTCAGTATATGGCATAGCAATAGTTGGAATAGATAAACCACCTTTGCAATTATACCAAAATATTAATGGTATATATATTTCCCATTTATTATTTACAAAATATATTTTACACATTTTATTAATTTGATTTTTTCTTTCTTCTGTTGAATATAAATGATAATCAATATTAAATATATTTTCATTTAATTCTTCAATTAATTGATCATTAAAATACATAGATATTTTAGAAAAAAATTTGGTGTAATCTTTCCATATCGGTTTAATTATTTCTTGTGAATTTATATACGAAATAGAACTTGTTTTTTGCATATTTTTATTTTGAATGAATGTATCAGTATAAAATAAGTTATTTAATGTTGTTTTATTATAATCTATTAAATAAAATTTTGATGCTAAATCTAAATGTGTTGTATTGAAAATGTTATACTCATTAACTTCATCATTCATAAATAATTCTATTGAATCTGTTGCTGTTTGTTTATAAAATTGTGCATATTGTAACATTTCTTGATAATATGTTATGCTTAATAATGGTTTAATATCATATGTATTTGTTGTATAATAAAAATATTGACTTGTATTAATTATAAAATCTTTTGGTAGTGATATAATATAATATTGTTTGTTAGTACTATAATATGTATCTACTATTTTT